AAGTCTTTAAAAGATAATCCTGAATATTTAAAATACTTAATGATTCAAGGAATGAACAATAGCAATAATAAGGTTTATATTCCAACTGAAGCACAATTACCAATATTAGAAGCAAAGTAAAGTAATATGGAAAGTTGGAAAGAAATGTTAATAGACGCATTTGAAGAAACAGGAGATGATTTCAATAATTTAAAAACTACATTATCAAAAGAAGAATTAGAAGTTAAATTTGATAGTGGTTATGGAACATCACAAGGAATTTATTTTACTGCTTGGGGTGATAAATATGTATATTTTCCTGTTGTTTATGATGGTGCTGAATGGGTTGGATTTGCACCAAGAAATATTTGCGATATAAAAACAAAACATTGGGGTGGAGAATAAATAAATAAAACTGAATAGCCGACAACAGAAAAAAAAGGTAGGCAAAGTAAATTAAATATTATGAGTTCAATTATCAATTTGAGCATTAGAGTTGACAAACTACCTAAAGAAAAGTTTGTAATGGGTAAAGACGGAGCGGTTTATTATAACTGTACGTTAAGCATTAACGATGATGCTAACCAATGGGGTCAAAACGTTTCATTAACAGATTCACAAACTAAAGAAGAACGTGATGCTAAAAAAGCTAAAAACTATTTAGGTAACGGAAACGTAGTTTGGACTGATGGAAACATTAAAGCAGTTAAAAAAGAAGGACAACCTGCATCTGCAGCAGTAGAAGTGGATTTACCCTTCTAAATTAATATGGGTAGTGTAAAAGCTACCCTTTTTAAATAACAATTATGAAAGTAACAGATAATATAGAAATAACAAACGAGGATAATATGATTTTGATGGCACGTTATCCTGATAACTATTTTGATTTGGCTATTGTTGACCCTCCTTATGGAATTAATGCTGATAAAAAACAAAACGAAGCAGGTAAAAGAAGGATAGAAGCAAATGGTAAATCAAAAAGTGGTAGAGGTTGGAAAGTATATAAAGAAACTGAATGGGATAATGAAATACCAAGCGATGAGTATTTTATGGAATTGTTTAGAGTAAGTAAAAGACAAATAATATGGGGTGGTAATTATTTTCCTTTTATTTGGAAACATAGTAATTCTTTTATAATTTGGAATAAAAAGCAAAGAGAATTTAGTTTAGCAGATGGTGAGTTAGCTTGGTATTCTGAAACTGAAAAAGCATTAAGAATTTTTGATTTTTCAAGAGGAGAAGCTTTAGCAGATGCTAATAACAATGGAAGCAGATTACATCCAACACAAAAACCCGTAGCTTTATATAAATGGATATTGGATAAATACGCTAAAGAAAACGATAAAATACTTGACACGCATTTGGGTAGCGGAAGTATTGCAATAGCTTGCCACGATTACGAATTTGAATTGACTGCTTGTGAATTAGACAAAGAGTATTACGATAAAGCGATTCAAAGAATACAAAACCACGTATCACAACAAAAGTTATTTTAGATGACAGAGCAAGAAACAATAGATAGAATGGTTATGCAACTTTTAGAAGAAGATTGCTACATTAACCCTGAACAAGAAATAGAATATCCAATACCTGCAATTAGTTGCGGAACAAAAGAATACGAAACTAAAGACGGTTATAAATCATATCCGTTACCTATTGGGACTTATGGTAACTTTAGTTTTATTCAAGCACCACCTAAATCTAAAAAAACGTTCTTTATTTCGCTTTTAAGTGCGGTTTATTTAAAAAACGAATTACAAGGCTTTGGTGGAAATTTAAGAGGAAACAGGCAAGATAAAAACGTTATTCATTTTGATACTGAACAGGGGAACTTTCACGCATCAATGGTTTTTAAAAGACCATTACAAATGACAGGATTAAAAGATGATAAATATTATACTTATGCTTTACGTCAGTTAGGATTTAAAGAACGTATTATGTTTATTGAATATATACTTTACGATAAATTAGAAGGTAAAGATATTGGTTTAGTTATTATTGATGGTATTGCTGATTTGTGTGCTGATGTTAATAATATAGAACAGGCTTCAGAAGTTGTGCAGCATTTAATGCGTTGGAGTAAGGAATTAAATTGCCACATAGTTACAGTTATTCATTCAAACTTTGGAACTGATAAACCAACAGGACATTTAGGTTCGTTTTTAGAAAAGAAAGCAGAAACACAAATACAATTAGAATTAAATACAGTAAATAAAGAATTGGTTAAAGTAAGTTGCAAACGTAGCAGAAATGCAAGTTTTGAAGACTTTAATTTTAAAGTTAACAATTTTGGGTTTCCACAAGTTGAAGGCGATTTATACGATATACTAAAAGATATAAAATGTTAATAACTTATTAATAAATTTGAACAATGGAAAACTTAACTATTAAAAATCATTTGCACGAATTACAAGTAAGCACATCAAGAATGTTGGTTTACAATTCTGATAATTCTGAGTTATTAGCTTACTTTAAAGAAGTAACTTTTAAGTTACAAATGATTGAACAATTATTACAGATTGATTCAGTTTTAGATTGGAATTCTATCGAAGAAGCATATAAATCAATTCTAAGACAAGATACCGAACTAACTGATGTAGATATTAGAATAAGTTTAAAACCTGCAATAGAACAAAAGGTAGCAAAGATAACAGCCAAACTTTATTAGTTATGAAAGTAATAAATATTGAAATTAAAAACAATGTTATTTTATTAGAAAACTTAAAAGAAGAAAAAGTTACATCTTATAAAATTATTTATAAAGAAAATAAAGAAAAAAAAATGTTTAAAATGTTGACTTTTGACAGCGAGGTAATTCCTTTAACAAAAAAAGAATTTTTACAATATTTTAAGATAAAAAACTATGAAATTAACAGATAAAATAACAATAACAAATGAAGACAATATGCTGCTTATGGAACGTTATCCTGATAACTATTTTGATTTAGCTATTGTTGACCCGCCGTATGGTATTGAAATAGCACAATGGGACAAAGAAATACCAAAAGATAAATATTGGAAAGAATTATTTAGAGTATCTAAAAATCAAATTATATGGGGTGGTAATTACTTTAATTTGCCAATAAAACGTCAATGGATATGTTGGGACAAATCAGTTATAAAAGCAGGATATTTAGGAAAAAGAGAATTTGATGAGTTTGAATTAGCTTGGACTTCATTTGATGGAAAATGTAAAATGATAAGATTTTCAGACATAGGTAATATGAGTGGCTTTGATGGTAAGTTAAAAGTTGATTATACATTTAAAGGAAAAATACATCCCTGCCAAAAACATAAAAATATATATATTTGGATTTTACAAAATTATGCAAAAGAAAACGATAAAATACTTGACACACATTTAGGTTCAGGTTCAATAGCAATAGCTTGTCACGATTACGGATTTGAATTGACAGCCTGTGAATTAGATAAAGAGTACTACGATAAAGCGATACAAAGAATTACAAACCATACAAAGCAAACTAAATTATTTTAATATGATATACATTCTTTTATTTTTTTCTTTAATCTTATTTTCTTTGACTTTAGCAGTTCAGCAAGGTAAGGATGTAAGATTAGCTATTATTAATGGTTTTATGATTGGTGCTTTATACGATGTAGAAGAAGCTGATGATGAAAAATGGCACACGCTACAAATATTAGTAGGAATACTATCAATAAACATTTTATGGGAAACGAATCAATATTAGAACGAGTTGCTAAATACCATAACGATTGGGTAGAACTTGCTGCAGTTTTTGATAAAGATTGGGCAGAGGATATCGTTCAGGAAATGTACCTTTTATTACATAAATACAAAGTAACAGAACAACAAATGTTTACTAATGGTAAAATCAATCGTGGTTATATATTTATTATAATAAGAAACATACACTTTCAACTTCATAATATTAGAAAACGTATTGACAAATGCGAATTAAATGATGAAATTTACAACTTAATTGATGACTATTCAGAAGAGAAAGAAAACGAATGGAATGAATTTAGAATAAAAGCAGAACAAGAAGTTAATTCTTGGGAATGGTACGATAAAAAGCTATTTACTTTATACAGGGATAATAAAACCTCAATAAGAAAATTAGCAAAAGAAACAGGTATCAGTTTTGTTTCTATATTTCACACATTGAAAGCTAATAAGCAAAAACTTAAAAGATTACTTCAAGACGATTACGATAATTTAAAACTTTAAAAAAATGGCAAGACAAAAAAAATCAAAAGGACTTGGTGATACAATAGAAAAAATCACTGAAGCAACAGGAATTAAAGCAGTAGTTGAAGCAGTATCTGAAGCAACAGGAATAGATTGCGGTTGTGAAGATAGAAAGCATTTACTTAACAAAATATTTCCTTACAAAAAAACAGAGTGTATAAACGATGTAGATAACGAATGGTTAACTAATTTCTTTTCGGTAACTAATAATCAGTTAACACCAAAGCAACAGAATAGAATTACTGAAATTTATAAGAATGTATTTAATGAAAACATACAGCCTTCAAATTGTGGTTCTTGTTGGAGAGATAAAATAAACGAACTTAAACAAGTTTACGAAACTCAGAATGCAGGTAAATAACCAAAATAGGTTTGAAGTAACATTTGATAAAGCAAAGTTCAGCTTGTTAAACAAAGACAGGAAGATTTCTTGGTTGTTTAGAAGTTCTGAAGTTGGAAAGTGTGCT